ATATTTATAGGATATAATAATATATAAAATGGCAGATACTAAATTATTTACACGATTACAACGCTTATTCTCCTCTGATGTAATCATCAGAAATCAAGGAGGTAACCAACTTAAGGTAATGGACGTTGATTCGATCCAAAAATCTGGAGATATTGCAACAAACTCCTTAATGGATAAATACAACCGTATCTATTCACCTTCATCAACTTCATTGTTTGGTCAACAGCTAAATATGAATTACCAATACATGCGTACATTCATATACTCAGATTATGATGTAATGGATAATGACGCTATTGTGGCTTCAGCACTTGATATTATTGCTGATGAATGTACATTAAAAAATGATATGGGTGAGGTGCTTCAAATTAGAAGTAGTGATGATAATATTCAAAAAATATTATATAACCTATTTTATGACGTATTAAATATTGAATTTAATTTATGGTCATGGATTCGCCAAATGAACAAATATGGTGATTTTTTCCTTAAATTAGAAATTGCTGAAAAATTTGGTGTTTATAATGTAATACCTTATACAGCATACCATATTGAAAGACAAGAAGCATACGATCAAGAAAATCCAAGTACTATTAGATTTAAATACTCCCCAGAAGGAGTATATTCAGGTGGTTCAGGATATTATGGTGTTCCAAATACATATCAAGAAAACGATGATGCTATTTATTTCGATAATTACGAAATGGCTCACTTCCGTTTATTAACGGATGTTAATTTCTTACCTTATGGTCGCTCATATATTGAACCAGCTCGTAGGATTTATAAGCAATACGCATTGATGGAAGATGCTATGTTAATTCATAGAATATCTCGTAGTCCAGATCGTCGTACATTCTATATTAATGTTGGTTCTATCCCACCAAATGAAGTAGAAAATTTCATGCAGAAAACAATTTCTACAATGAAACGTACTCCATTAATAGATCCACAAAATGGAGAGTATAACCAAAAATATAACATGCAAAACCTAATGGAAGATTTTTATATTCCAATTAGAGGTAATGATACATCAACTAAAATAGAAACACAACCCGGGTTGACATATGATGGTATTCAAGATGTTGAGTATTTAAGAGACAAATTATTTGCTGCTCTTAAAGTACCTAAAGCGTTTATGGGTTATGAAAAAGATTTAACTGGTAAAGCTACATTAGCTGCTGAGGATATACGTTTTGCTCGTACTATTGATCGTATCCAACGTATTGTACTCTCAGAACTATACAAGATAGCATTGGTGCATTTATATACACAAGGTTACACTGAAGAATCATTAACTAACTTCGAATTAAGTTTAACAACACCTTCTATCATATATGATCAAGAAAAAATTGCATTATTAACTCAAAAAGTAGATTTAGCTAATTCAATGATGGAATCAAAATTATTCCCATCGGATTGGATTTATGAAAATGTATTCCACTTTAGCGTTGATCAATATGATGAGTATAGAGATTTAATTGTACAAGACCAAAAACGTAAATTCCGTGTTACTCAAATTGAGGCTGAAGGTAATGATCCATTAGAGACAGGTAAATCATATGGTACGCCACATGACTTAGCATCATTATATGGAACCGGAAGAATGGATTCAGACCCAGCAAATGTTCCTAAAGGATATGATGAGAAAGCTCCATTAGGTCGTCCTGAAGAAAAAGTAACAGATAGAAATACTCAAGATGATAATTTTGGTAAGGATCGCTTAGGTGCTAAAGGAATGAAAGATGATGATAATGAATCTGATTCTATAAAACCACAATATAAGGGAGGTTCACCGTTAGCATTACAAGAAAAATTAAAAAATAAGGAATTATTTGAATCTCTTAATAAAAAATTAAGCTTAATAAATGAAGGTGAATCGCTTTTAGATGAAAGCAATATTAAGGAATAAGAATCTTTATATATTTATAACAAAACCTAAGGGAATGAACATTAAACATTCAAAGTATAAAAACACTGGGCTTCTTTTTGAACTACTAGTAAGACAAATTACGGCGGATACTTTATCCGGTAATATTTCAAAAGCGTCCGGAATAATGAAGAAATTCTTTGTAAAATCTGAATTAGGAAAAGAATATAAGTTATACGAAACTATTTCCAAACACAAGAACATATCAGAAGCTAAAGCAGATATGATTTTAACTACAATTATTGAAAGTTCACGATCACTTAATCGTAGTGTTTTAAAAAGACAAAAATATAACTTAATTAAAGAAATATCTAAACATTATAACTTAGAAGAATTTTTTAAAACTAAATTACCAAGTTATAAAACATATGCTTCATTATATACTCTTTTAGAAATATATAATAGCGATGTGTTGTCAAACCCTAATCAAATTATTGATAACAAAGTAACCTTATTAGAATACATGGTTACATCACCTATTGAATCTAAAAAAGTTGAAGCCGATTTAATTCAGGAATTTCAATCATATGATAAAGATGTAAGAATTTTAACTTACAGAGTATTATTAGAAAAATTTAACGATAAATATGGTTCATTAACTAATGACCAGAAAGAAATACTTAGAGAATTTATCAATTCAGTAGATAATACTCCTAAATTAAAGGAATATTATAATAATAAAATATCTTTAATAAAAGAAGAATTAAATATTTTAGCAACTCAAACTCAATCACAAGTAATTAAGATTAAAATTAATGAAGTAGCTAATTTATTACAACCACTAGGCAAAACATCTCATGTTAATGATGATAATTTAATCAATCTTTTACAATATTGTGAATTATTAGAAGAACTAAATAATGTCAATGGATAATATAGAAACTTCAAATATTCTAAAACCTAAAGATATAGACCCTGCTTTACTCAAACGACTTGAGTCTCAGTATGGGCCTATTGATATGGAGAATGATTTTTTTAAAAAAGATTTATCTACATATTATAAAACAACCAAAATCAACCCAGAAACTAATTCTGTTTCTCATGATGTTATTAAATTAGCTTCATTTGGTGATTCATTAAAAAAAATGTCAAGTGCTGTTAAGGCATTAAAACAATTAATGGGTACTAAAGATGCTCAAAATGATGATACTATTAAAGCGGTTGCTAATGAATTAAAAAAAGTATTTAATCAATATAGAACTCATCTTAGAAAAAATTATCCTGACCAATATAACCAGATAAAAAATACCTTAGAGGAAATAAATACTATTGGATCAAACTCTAGTTTTACCTCAGGTACTGAAGGTGAAAATTATGCTACACCATTTGCATTTAATAAAAACAAAAAAGCAGACGGAACTGATAATGATATAATGGTTAAAAAATATGGATACAAATTAGCCCCAGTACAAGAAGGCCCTGGAGCAACATTTGGTCCTGGACCGGCAGCAGGTCCTGATGGAGTAAAAGACAATGTGTATGTTAAAAAATTTAAATACAAATTAGTCCCCCCTCCTCATGATTCAAAAACAATGGATATAGTTGATTTATCTAAAAGTAAAACAACACCATTAAACGAAGCAGATGTTAATGTTGAAGAGTATATTAATAATTTAGGTATTGAAAGCCCAGCATTAAAAAAACATATTACTTCTCGTATCTTAGGATTTGATAAAGTAGAAAGTAAATTAAATGAATTAATTCCATTATTAGCTAAAGCTAAAATTAAAACAATGGATTATTATAAACAAAATCCAGATTTTAAAGTAGTTTATGGTACTGATTTAGCCGTAGATTATTTAGATGATTTAATAGAAATGTTTAAAGACTAATATTTATAACCATGACACTACAACAACAATATAATCTCATTACTGAAGGAAAAGGAGATAAAAATTTCTTTATGAGACAAGCACTAAGACAATTTCCAAATTTTCTTAATGTTAACAATACATTTGAACAAACAACCCATATTCTTAAAAGTAAAAGTATTATTTCTGAAAATATAAGTAATGTTGTTTCTTTACAATCTAATCAATCTTATACAGCAACAAAAGCTTCTTATCAAACAGCATTTGAAAACTTCTTAGCTGAAGAAGTAAAAGCAGAAGTAAAAGAAACTGATAAAGGAGTAGTTGATATGGAAATTAAAGATTATGACTATAAAGATGAAAAAAATATAGATAATCTATATGGACAAGCATTCTTATCAGGATACTATGTTGAGATGGAAGACCCTAAAAATGAAGATAAAACCGTTAAAGAATTAAAAGATATTGTAGCTAAAAATCTAGCTAAAGATATGACATTCTATACTACTAATTCTGCTTTTGGTCTTAAAATTGATGGTTATCAAGATGATGTACCTGGAGCTGGTAAAGTAGTTGAACCTAAAGGTAAATACAAAGAATCAGGATACGGGGATGTAGATAAATACAAAGAATCAGGATATTAATATGAAACAAGTCCTTATAGAAACACAAGCTTTTAATGCTAAACCCGTTAGTTTAACAGAATCAATTGCACCCTCAGGTAACCCATTGGTTGAAGGTATATTAGCGACTGCTGAAGTAAAAAACGGCAATGGTCGTTATTACTCAAAAGATCTATGGGAACGTGAAATAGATAAATATAATGTTTTAGTTAAAGAAAATAGAGCAACAGGTGAATTAGACCACCCAGAATCTTCTATTATTAACTTAAAAAATGTATCTCACATTATTAGAGAAATGTGGTGGGATGGAGACCAAGTAATGGGTAAAATAGAAGTATTACCTACTACAGCAGGAAATATACTAAAAGCATTAATTGAAAATAATGTTCAAGTAGGTGTTTCATCTCGAGGTATGGGCTCCTTAGAAGATAGAAATGGTGTATTAGAAGTACAAGATGATTTTGAATTATTATGTTGGGATTTTGTTTCAACACCTTCTAACCCAGGTTCATATATGCACATGATTAAAGAAGGACAAGAAGTTCCAATAGATAAATACGCAAAAGTAAACACATTATTATCGGAAATACTATGTGCTAATGGCACTTGTCCGGTAATTTAAAATATGCTTCTACCTTAGGAAGACCTATAAAACCTATAGGTATTAAACGCTCTCTGAAAAGGGGGCGTTTTTTCTCTTCCTTTATATATGTATGGGTATAATATGCCATTTCTTATATGGCATCGATAGATAAATTATTTATTACGTTTCGACAATCGTCAACAATAAACGTATTTCCAACAATTAAATTGAGGACAAAAATGGCAACAAATAGAAATTTGTTAAAAGAAGCAATCGCAGATGCTAAAGCAGTTAAAGAAACAGCTATTGCAAATGCAAAAATGGCACTTGAAGAATCATTCGCACCTTATCTAAAAGAAAAGCTATCTGCAAAGTTAGCCGAAATGGATGAAGAGGATGCTTTGGAAGAAGCCGAAATGAAAACTGATGAAGCTAAAGAAGAAGCTAAAGAAGTTAAGAAAATGGATGAAGCAGATGATGCTGAAGGGTACGAAGGCCAAATGGGCAAGAAAAAACTTGGTACTAAAGAAGTAGACGAAGCTGAAGAAATGGACGAAATGGATTTAGATGAATTATTAGCTGAACTCGACAACGAACTAAATGAAGATGCTCGTACAGACGCAGAAGAAGAGGGTTACCTCGACGGTATGAAAGACGAGAAAGAGGACGAAGAAGACAAAGACGAAGATGAAGAAATTGATCTTGAAGATATGTCAGAAGACGACCTTAAATCATTCATTGAAGACGTAATTGCAGACATGGTTAAAGCTGGTGAGTTAGAAGGTGAAATTGAAGCAGACGAAGAAGATGAAGAATCTGATATGGATGTTGATATTGAAGTAGAAGATGAAGAAGAAGTAACTATTGATGAAGGTCTTTTAGATTTCTTGAAAAAGAAAAAAGAAGAAGCTCCTTCAAAAGAATCAGACCCTAATCCAGTTATTGGAGTTGATTACGATGGTAATTATATCCGTAAAGATGGTACTATGGCTGAGAATGCTCGTACAGACGCTGAAGAAGAAGGCTACAAGGACGGTATGAAGGACGAGAAAGAAGATCTTGAAGAAGATGCTCGTACAGACGCTGAAGAAGAAGGCTACAAGGACGGTATGAAGGACGAGAAAGAAGATCTTAAAAAGATGAAAGAAGAAGTAGAAGAGCTAAAATCAGAATTAATGGAAGTTAATATGTTAAATGCTAAACTACTTTACGTTAACAAAATCTTTAGATCTAAAAATTTGAGCGAAAGCCAAAAATCAAAAGTATTAGCTGCATTTGATAAAGCTACCACAGTAACAGAAGTTAAACTAGTCTTTGAAACATTAAGCGAAGGTTTAACCGCGAAAAAGTCTGTTGTTAAAGAAAACTTAGGTAGTGCATCAAGAGCAATGGGTAATGCCCCTAAGAAAAAAATGATTATGGAGGTTGATTCTCAAGTTGAAAGATGGCAAAAACTTGCCGGAATTAAAAAAATGTATAATTAAAATTTAAAACTAAAAACAATGTCACAAGTAAACACATTACTCGAGTCTGCTGCTGGTTCATGGAAGAACCTACAGTCTGACGCTGCTAAATTAGCAGGTAAGTGGTCTAAAACAGGACTACTTGAAGGTCTTGGTGAAGTTGAAAAGAATAATATGTCTTTGATGCTAGAAAACCAAGCAAAACAATTAGTAACAGAAACTAACACTATCGCTACTAACTCATCTTTCACTTCAGGTACTGAAGGTGAAAACTGGGCTGGAATCGCTTTACCATTAGTAAGAAAAGTATTCGGTACTATCGTAGCTAAAGAATTCGTTTCTGTTCAACCAATGAACATGCCATCTGGCCTAGTGTTCTTCTTGGATTTCCAATATGGAAATGCTAAAACTCCTTTTGCTGTAGGTGATTCTTTATATGGTGATCGTAACGCATCGGGTAGATTCCCATTCGCAACTCCGGCTGCTGAAGGTGGTTTATACGGAGCTGGTCGTTTCGCTTACTCAACTAACCAATTTACAGCTTCTGTAGCTACAGCTTCTGTAGTTGTTGCTGCTTCTACTGATTACAAAGATATCGATGTAAATGATGCATACTCTGCTTCATTCGACGCAGGTGAAATTTGGAAAGTAACTGTTGCTGCCCCAGCAAATTCTGATTTGAATGGTGTTGCTGCATTTGTAATATCTTCTTCAGATGTTACTTTAGCAGAAAACCTTCAAGATCTAGCTAGTGTTGCTGCTAATGGTACTGATTTAGAATTCTTTATCACATCATCTACACAACCTACATTCAACCCAGCTTCAGTTTACTACAATCAAACAACTGCTGATGACCGTAGAGGTGATTTCGAAGAAGCTCCTAACCAATTCCCTTCTGCACCTAACTCTTTGAGCCAAACTCAAATTGTTATCCCAGAAATCAATGTTAAAATGCAATCACAAGCTATTACTGCTAAAACCAAGAAATTGAAAGCAGTATGGACGCCAGAATTTGCACAAGATTTAGCTGCATACCAAAAC